TATGATGCAACAATGGAATGAATACTTATATGATTTAAGATTTTGGTTGTGGGGGCTTGGATATAAAGAAACATTGCTTGACTATCAACATGAAGTACACTTATTTTATGAGTGATATTAACGCATACCTTTATTCAGTTAAACAAGAAGACTGTGCTGCTGATAAATGGGATTACGGTTTATTAAAACAATTTTTTAATAAAAACAAGATTAAACCAGACAGGGTAACAACTTTACCCAATGTAGATAGAGCCTTTGTGGTAGTTCCTGGACCACAAAACGTAGATTTTGAAGATCAAATATCTGAAGAGTTAAGTAAAATAGGCAGGGTAGTTTTATTTATTACTGGAGATGAAAGTGCTACATTTAAAATTGATAAAATAAAACATGATAATATTGAGATTTGGATTCAATACCCGCACAGAAAACACTCACAATATAATAAGTTAGCGTTAGGTGTTCCACAACATCTATCAAATAATTTACCAGAGTATCAAGATAAATCTTATAATGTATTTTTTTCAGGACAAATAACTCATCAAAGAAGGCAAGAACTTGCAACTGTTATGCCTAATATACCAAACTCTTTTTATAATCCAACCAATGGGTTTGCAGAAGGACTAAAGCCAAAACAATACTACGACAAAATGTTTTTATCAAAGATTGTTCCTTGCCCTAGCGGAGCAATGGTTGTTGATTCATTTAGATTCTATGAAGCAATTGAGATGCTTTGCTTACCCATAGGAGATAAGTTAGATTCAAGAATGCAAAACACAGACTTTTTTAATTTTTTATTTCAAGGTGAGCACTCAATAAATACTGTTGAAAATTGGCAAAACCTACCTAATTTATTGCCTGAATTATTAAATAACTATACATCTGAAATGCACCAAGTAGTTTGCTGGTGGATTAAATATAAAAGAGATTTGTTTAATGAGTTAATGAGGCAAGTAAATGCATAAAAGAGATATAACAATTGTAATGGCTACTTCTGTAATTACAGATCATCCAAGCACAAAGATGATAGATCAAACCATTAGTGATATTCGTGTTCATTTTCCAGACAACGAAATTATTATGCAAATAGATGGTCTTAGAGAAGAACAACAAAATCGTAAAAAAGATTACGATGAATATAAAAATCGCATTTTGTGGAAGTGTTTACATGAAGATAAAAACATTTTACCTTTTATATTTAAAGAACATAGCCATCAAACCAACATGATGCGTCAAACAATTACTGAAGTTAAAACACCTCTATTACTTTATATTGAAGGCGATGCCCCTTTAACTCCAGATGTGCCAATAGACTGGGATAAATGTTTGGATATGTTTGAATACAACAAAGCAAATACTATTCGTTTTCATTATGAATCATTTATACCAAAAGATCATGAACACCTTATGTTTGGAGTAGAGGATGGCTTTATGAAAACCATACAATGGAGTCAGCGACCACACTTAAGTAGAAAAAAATATTACAAAGACATTGTACTTCCAAGATGTAGGGATAAATTTTTTATAGAAGATACATTTCATGGAGCAATTCAAGACGATATATCTCCATATGAAGTATTTAATCAAGAAGGTTGGGACATGCATAAACTCTGGATCTATCATCCTGAAGGCAATATCAAACGCTCTTATCACTTAGATGGTCGTCAAGGTACAAGAAAGTATACTTCCGATGATGAAACTTGGGGGTATAAAGAATGAGACTAGGAATCATAGCAAGATCAGACAACACTGGCCTTGGTAATCAGACTAGAGAGTTAGTTAATATGCTTAGTCCTGATAAGATTCTTTTAATTGACTCTACCCCGTTTAATAACAACAAGCAGCATCCAGAATGGTATGACCGATATAGTTGCATTAAGACACAGGGTTTTCCAACTGTTCAGCAGATAAAAATGTTTTTAGGAGACGTAGACGTTGTATTAAGTTGTGAAACTTTTTACGATCAAAATTTTATAAGGTTTGCAAATAAACGGGGAGTAAAGACTATTCTTCAATATAATTATGAATTGTTTGGTCATTTAGCAAACCCAGAACTACCGTTGCCAACTGTTCTACTATCCCCCAGTTTATGGCAAATTGAAACAATTCAAAGCATGTTTGGAGATAGAACAAAGGTTGTTCATCTTCCACCCCCAACTACTCCTGAGTTATTCTCAACTTCAAAAAATAATAACATTTCTAAATCACACAATAAACTATTACACATTGCTGGAAAGAAGGCAGCCAAAGATAGAAACGGTACCGAAACAGTAATAAACATGCTAAAGCACTCTAAAGCAGATTATGAATTAGTTATCAGAAGTCAAAGTGAAATAGTAACTAATGTAACAGACTCAAGACTAAAGATTGAAATTGGTAATCCAGAAAACAGGGAAGATTTATATAATGGGTTTGATGCTATGGTATTACCAAGACGATATGCAGGACTATGTTTACCAATGAATGAGGCTTTGCTTTCTGGTCTTCCCGTTTTTATGACAAATGTTTCACCCAATAATCAGATCTTGCCACAAGATTGGTTAGTTGAATCAGATCCGATAGGAACAATTAGAACAAAGGTTAGGATTAATTTGTTTGAGGCAAACAATGTTTTGTTAGCGCAAACAATTGACAAGTATATGTCTATCAATGATAAAACTAACTATAAACAACAGGCTTATGAATTAGGATTTAATAACTTTGCACCAGGAATATTAAAAGAAAAATATTCAGAACTTATTTCTCAAATTTAGTTTTTTTATCAAACTTAACCTTAAGTATTTTATTAAATATACTATTAAATGAACTATCTGCACTAGACAAATAAGTGTGATCATCTATGTTTAAATTATAAGACTTAAGAACTAATGGTCCAGAATTATAGACCTTAACGTCCTCCATCTGTGTGCCACCCACATTAAACTTATTTCCATATATGGATCTCCATAAAAATTGATCTAAAAGTTCTAATACTATCTTTAATTTTTCTTTTTCCATAATCATGGGAACGTGGAGTTCATAGTCTAAAGGATTTTCAAATCCTAATGCTTTAAGTTTTTTATATGTGCCTGAGAGTTTTCTGGTGTACTGAGAGTTACCATTGAGTTTTTGGTATAGGTTTATCTTATCTAACAGAAAGCCACTATGAAAATTTTCTATCTTGTTTATTTTTTTAATAATATAAAAGTCATCATTCATTAAAATAAATGATTCTGATATTTCTTTTGAAAAACAAATTGTTTGTAAATTTTTTACAGCATTTTTATACTTTGATTCTTTTTGTTCTACTTCTATATAATTTCCTATATACCAATCAGGTTTACCACCAACAAGCCATATGTTTGCATCTGGAAAACTTTCAGCGACAGATCTAATTGAATACTTTAGTTCTTCATTTACCCCGTCTTTACATATATATACAAAATCTTTTTTATTCCCAAATTGCATATTTATAATTTCTACAAAATCTATTTGTATCTGTTTCAAAAAACTTTATCATTAAATACTTCTTTCTTTAAACCATTGATCTAAAGTTATACTTGGTTCCCAATCAAAGACTTCTTTTACTTTTTTAATATTTGCAAGTGTTTCTCTTGCTTCTCCAAGTCTTTCTGGAATATTAATAGTATTATCTGATATAAAAGATGCAATTTGATTCACAGAATAATTTGTTCCAGTTCCAACATTAAAAACATTGCCAAAGTATTTACGATCAATATCTTTTGTTGTTGCAAGTATGTTTATATCTACAACATCTTTAACATTTGTAAAGTCTCTTCTTTGTTCTCCATCGCCAACAATTGTTAATTTTTCACCATTTAATTTTTGAACATCAAACAGTCCAATCACTGGTGCATATATACCTTTTGTCGGATGCCTATTTCCATATACATTAAAATATCTAAATATTATTGTATCTAATCCAAAAATGTTTGTATACATTGAACATAATTTTTCTCCAGCAACTTTGGAAATTGAATATGGGTTTAAACAATCGTCTGGCTGTGTTTCTTCATTTGGTATTTTATTTCTTCCATATGCGGAAGATGTTGAAGAATATACGACTCTTTTAACATTTGCTTCTTTTGAACATTGAAGTACTGTTGTAGTCCCAACTACATTTGTTTTTACAGATCTTATTGGATTTTTTATTGTTCTCTGTATTCTTGCTTCTGCTGCAACATGAAATACATAGTCAACTCCATTGTAAAGATTTCTTGTGCTTTCATAATCACATATGTCTAATTTATAGTTTTTTGCATTTTCATTCCAAAAAAAATGATCATGAGACTCAGAAGACTCATTGTCAATAACAACAACTTCATGACCAAGTTTAACCAAAGAATCAACTATGTTTGATCCGATAAATCCAGCACCGCCAGTTACTAAGTATTTCATTTTATTGCCTCATCAATAGAAAAAAATGGTTTATAAAAATCTTTGTTTTCTTTCATTTGACTAATTTTATTCATATAATTATCAAAGTGTGGTTTTCTAATATCCATTCCCATCCTTACTATCATATTTTTATCTGTTATTTGAGAATAATACAGTAATTCTTTTAAAGTTAAAATTTTATATTTTTTATTTATTTCAATATATTTTAAAATTCTATTCCAAAGTTCTGTGTCAGAACTACACATATAGTTATCATAATATCCAAATATTTCAAATGATTTTTTAGAAAAAAAGGCATGAGCATGATTTGGCATTGTCTTCCCAACTTTTGCAAACCATTCTGGTGGAGTTCCACCAATCCTTAAATCAAAATCTTGAACGGCTAAAACATTTTCATCATCAAAAAGTTTAATTATTTTTTCAAATCTTGTTGAGTCTGAAAAATCATCTGCATCATGCGTTGTATAAACATCAAAATGTTCCTCTTCTAATAATTTTATTCCAATATTTTTACTATAAAAACAACCACCATTTTTTTGATTATTTATTAATTCAATGTTATTGTTTTTTAAATATGGTTCAATTTTTTTTAAAGAGTTATCAGTAGAGAAGTCATTAACAATACATAATTTAAAATTTTTAAATGTTTGGTTAATTACACTATTAATTGCTCTTTCAATATACTTTTCATCATTATGCACTGGCATAACAACTAATAATTTTTTCATAATAACTCCTTAATTAAAAAATGGGCCTAGAATAAAACCAGACCCATTTTCTATAATTAAACTACTTTTTCTTAGCAGCCTTCTTCTTTGGTGCACTTTTAACAGGCACAATCTTGCCAAGAGCATCTGAAATAATACCAGTGTCTGGTAATACGCCAAATGATTTGTCATTAGGATTGAGCGCTCTCAATGCAACAGGCGCTAAAGCAGCAACTAGTGCAGCCCATAGATCCTTTGGATCAGTTACGCCAGCCATGTAAAGTGCAATTACTGCACCAAGAACAGATCGTCCGTATGATGCCAGCATTGCCTTTGACTTATCGTTTAATAAGTTATTCATTATTCCTCCTAGGATATAATTTGTGTTAGTGTTTTATAGCCAATCCATAAACCAATAATTCCTGCGACTCCCGCAAAAACTGGTGGTGCTGGTACTGGCAATTTGAATGCTGCGAACACGACACCGCATCCAAAACCTGTGATAATTGATAACAGAACGTCTCTCATGTTACCTTTTTTCTTGACCCATCTCTGGTAAAAGCGCTAAAAGTTTATCAGAATAGTTATCTAAACCTTTTACTTTTAGTTCATCTGAAACCTCTTTAATGGTTTGCTGAGACCTTTCAATATACTCAAAGGCCCAATCTCTTGAGTCAGATAGAAACTTTATAAAGTTTTCTTTATGTATTGTGTCGTCAGACATACTAATGCCGTTGTTAATTTGAGAGTTTAATTCTTCAAGTGCCCTGGTTTTTATAAAAAGTTCAGCCAACAATAGGTTAGACTTTTTTAGTTTATCAAAGGTAGCCCAATAGGATAGTCCAAAAGAAAAAGACAGGGTAGCAAAAAATATCAAAAGCATCATTTCCATAATATCTATTGTACTCCATCCCTAATAGCGTGAGTTGTCCAATAGTATAAGCACTTATCGCAACATGGTTTGTTGTCTTCACTCTGAGTATCTTTATAAAACTCTGCATAATAAATATAATCTTTACGATAAAGGTTGGCTCTATGGGTAATATTGACACGATTTACATGAGATGCCTTACTCCAGACTGGCTTATCAGTACCCCACAGATGCCCAGAAACGGCCTTCAGAGCCTCTATGTTGGCCTCATTCTTGTCTGTCTTAATACCTCTAAGGCTAGCCTCTTTAATCATGGCTCTTGTATACGTGAGTAATGATTTTTCAGCGTTCTTCCACATCAGTACTGCTGGGTGATTACGCCATGCACCTGAAGTGGATTGACCAGATAAAACCTTGAGTATCTGATAAGACTCTAGTATTTGTTTATTTAAACGCTTATTATCAAGAGTCTCAGCGCATTGATCAAAATCTTTATATGGTAAAAAGGTTTGCATTATTAATCTTTTTCAATGTCAAATAAATCTAAGTCTGATAACTGACTAAGCCTTGAAGCAAAAAACAAATTAATTGCAACAAAAGTAGATATTGCTAACAGTATTAATATAATTATTTTCTTTTTCATATTGCTATCGTTGCTCCACATCTTGTACAGGCATTATAATTTTTTCCAGTAAAGGGGCATGCTCCAGCAAAAATTAATGCGTGTTGTTTAATTTTACAAATAATAATATTAAACAATTGTTTAATAATTTATTTCCCCCAAACTTAGTATTAGTTATTCTTAATTATATCAATAAAATCATTATGTGTCAAGAAATTAGGTATTAATATTTTTTGTGCATTTAAAATAAGTTTATAGTCTTGTTTTTTTAAATTATCCAATATTGTTTTAGATATTTTTTTCATGTTGTTTTTATTAATAAGTTCATTTCCGATTAAAATATAATAATAAGAAGAAGAACTAAATATTGTATTATCAAATAAGTCAAATATTTTAACTAAAGGTTTATCATTACAAGTATTTAAAATGTAAGATATTTTTTCTGGCATTTTATTTTTTTTAGTAAAGTCTTGCCAAAATATACTATTTTTTTTATTTGTTACATAATGTAAATATAGAAAATCAACAATTTCTTGTGTTTCATTTAAATAAAGATCGTTAAACCTTTGTTTAATAAAATCATTTTTTGTATTTAAATTTTCTCTATCTGACATAAATCTTTGTAAAACAAAAATTGTTTGCATAATAGATGTTGCTTCTAATGGTTCTACAAAACCAGAGGATAGGCCTACGGATAAACAATTTTTAATCCAAATTTTTTCAAAACATCCTGCAGAAAAAGTAAATGCTCCTTTTTCTTTTCTTGGATATTCTGGTTCAAAGCCTAAATATTTTTCTATTTCTTTTATTGCATCTTCATCAGAAATGTAGTCGCTGTCAAAAACATATCCACAACCATATCTGTGTTGCAATGGTATTTTCCACATCCATCCGTAATCCATGGCTATTGATTCTGTGTAAGGAGGTATTTTTTCATCCATTTTTAAAAAAAACGGAATTGCTTTTTTTGCTGGCAAGTTTTCAGAATGAGATTTCCAATTGCTTTTATAATGATTACCAATAATTAATTTTCTAAAGCCAGAGCAATCAAAAACAAAGTCACAATCTATTTCTTCTTTTTCTGTTTTTAATTTATTAATATATCCTTCTTTATTATTAAATACTTTATTTATAATTCCTTCTTTTCTAATTATTCCACGACTTTCTCCTATATTTTTTAAATAATTTGCTAAAAGTTTTGCATCAAAATGAATAGAAGTTGCAGCAAATTGATCTGTGATTTTATTTTTATTATTTTTTATAAACGGAACAAGCATTAAATCAGACGCTTGTTCTACTAAAGAATAGTCCTTTAAACTATGATTTTCTAAAGATGCACAAAAATGAGCAAAGTTTGTATCATTTTCTAAATAAGAACTGTTTAAATGAAAATTGTAATCATTTGATGCCACGCTATTTGAAAAAAATGGATGAAAGTAATCCTTGTTTGACCAATTTGTAAACTTAATTCCATTTTTTATTGTTGACTGGCAATTTTTAATTAAATCTGTATATGGTATTTCTAAAAAATTTAAAAAATCAATAAAATTTGGAGTAGATCCTTCTCCAGCACCTAAAATTCCATAATCTTCGCTTTCTATTAAAATTACATTATGTGTATCATATATTTTTTTAGCATATAATGCCGTTAACCAACCAGCAGTTCCACCACCTATAACAACTATATTCATATTATTACTCCCATGTTTGAATATTTTTTTATAACATAATCAGATAAAACATCGTTTGGGTCTTTACTTATTTTACTTAACGTTGGTCTTATCTTATGTAAGTCAATTGGATGACCTGGCATAAAACTATCTTCGTCCTCTAATTTAATTATATTATTAAAGTCATGTTTAAAATAAGGAACCTCTAAAAAATTGTAAACATCTTCCATTATTTGTTTAGGATTTTTTATTAAATTATTATAGTTGATAACGCAAACGTTATTTTTATTTTCTTGTTTTAAAATTTCACTTAAACCAAAAAGTGTATTATCTATTTGTCCATAAGGGCGCATTAAAAAATCACAGATATTGTCATTTTTGCTTAAATATTCTTTACTCCACCAATAAGAATTTTTCATTTCTAAATCTATGTAAGAATCTTTTGGCAATATATTAATAAAAGAAGCCAAAATTTCAATAATTGGACGGACTGTAAATAAAATTTTAGGATTTGGATCAACATATTTTTTAATATTTTCTAAATTTTCTGGTATTGCCCAAACTTTAGATCTATCAAATATTATTTTTTTATTTATTTCACTATAATAATTTGATATTAAGTTTTTGCCAAATCTTATTAAATTATCTTTGTTTTTAATTTTAATTGCACTTTCTTCTGTTTTTAAAATATTATCGTAGTTTGATAAAATTTGTACCATTGGACTTAATGGACTACTATAAATGTCTGGATTTTGATTTAAAATAGCAGACAATAAAGTATTGCCAGATCTAGGAAGTCCTGATAAAAAATAATATTTTTTTATTTTATTGCCTCCCTGGTTACTAAAACAATTGCTCCGCATTCTTCCAAAACCTTTTTTAATTTTACCACATATTGTAAGGCTGATATTTTATCATCATGCCCCATGTGTAAAAACTTTCTTTCATCTAATTTTACAGTAAGAAAGTGTTCATTGTCAATAATCTCTACGCCAAACCCTTTAGGTGGTGTAATTGAATGTACAGCCTTACGCATTTCATCTGTATACATTAATGTACTTCTGGTTCTTTCTTAGCAGCATAAATATTTGCAAAAGTTCCGTTCCAACGAACTCTGCCTTTGCATCCAACATTATATTTTTTAATATCATTATCATATGAAATTACATCATAAATATATCCTTGTATTTCAAAACCACTAGACAAATGTTCCTGACCATTAATAAAAATTCTCCAAACTAACGGGCTTTTTGGTTTTGCTTTTGTGTTAAAACGAATAACAATTTCATCATAAGGGCGCAGCCACCTGTCTTTAACAATTTTTGCAATATATGTTAGTTTATTCATGATCACCCTGTCTTTTATTAGTTCTTGCAAGAATATTTTTTACCATTGTTGATGCAGTTGTTTGAAATATAAAAGGAAAAACTGAATGAATAAAAACAATAACTCCAGAAATGAAAAAGACTATTGCTATTAACCATGCTTCAAACATATGTTTTAGATAGTTTTCATTAACCATTTTTAAGTGCTTCATATATTTAGTTCCTTACGTTTTTGTGTAGCAGATATTGCTTGAATTTCTGCAGATAATTCAACTTGTTCAATTTTATATCCTACATCACGACCATAAACTATGTTAGTAATGTTTGGTAAACGCAATACCATTGCATCTTTCATAAACTCATCTTTTGCAATATATTCTTTTACCTGATTAAACTTAAGTGGATCCTTTTCACTTGTGTTATATGTATTTCGTACTCCAAGTAATACTTGATTAGTTCGCTTACCCGCTTCTTTATATAAAGCGTGATGCCCCTCATGCCATGGTTGATAACGACCAAGCATAAGTGTTGTTGGTGCAGACCAATCATGTAATTCAAACAAAGAAATAATTAAACTTGCTTTTTCGTATGAATTTTTTTCATGATCAGAAAACATAAAATCAAATTCTTTTGGTGCTACAAACATCTTATTTGTATCTTTAAATCTGCCTTCTTTAATTGTATCCATAAAAATTAGAATATCTGGTTTACCAAATGCTTCTCTTGTCGCATCTGTTGGACAAACAAAATCTACAATTACTGGGGCAACTCCTTGGTTGGCAATAAGTTTTGCCATTTCCCCCATGCGTCGTGCCTGCTCTATGCGATCTTCTGGGGTAAATCCAAGATCAGAATTAACTGTAGCACGTACTTCATCTGCATTAAGATGGATAGAGTTAATACGTTCTTTTAATGCTTTTGCCAGTTCCGTCTTACCAGAACCAGGTAATCCAATTATTTGTATAATCATCATTACTCCATTGTTAGTGCTTGCCAAGTAATTGACCAGTCTTGTTTGGTTTTATGTTTGTTAAATTCCCTTGAGACTTCTCCACCTTCTAAGTATATTCCACCCCAAACGCCCCACTCTTTTCCAGATATACCGTTTGCAAAGCATATTTTCTTTACTGGGCATTGTTTACAAAGTGCGTCAATATCTCTTCTGGATCCTTCGTGATCTTCATACTTATCAAAAAATGCGTTGTTGTCCATTCCTAAACACAAGGCTTCGTCTTTCCACAAATGCTGCTTCAAGATTAATCCTTATACTTATTTGGTATGTCCCAACCATTACGACCAGGTTTATATATTCTATGCAAATACCACTTATCTTTTACTCTAATACCCATAGGAGATGTTTTTGCAGTGTCTGATTCTTTTAAATCAACTACATCCCATCCACGCCATAGCAGATTGTTATTCTTATTTATAATTTTTTCCATTGTATTTAAACTTCTAATAATCATTTTATTCTCCTAATACCTAAAAAGACCAACATCAATGTTGTTGGCTTCTGCAACTAAAACTAATTTTGATTTTGATTCTTTTGGACGACTTAAAAAAGCAAAATAATTAATTTGATTTATATTTTCACTTAACCATATTGGCGCAGCATTATAAAACTTAATTTTTTTGCCTCTTGCCTTCATTCCTCGTTCTGATAAATTAGAAAACTCTGAAACAAAGTGATTTATTCTTGATGGGCCAGCAGAGTAAATAATAAAATCATTATCTCCATCTTTCATGCCAGATAAAGCAACGCTCATAGCACGAAGGAATACGTTGTAGTCGTTAAATTCCTTTGTTCCCTGTACCGCTACTATCATTTGGTCCTACCCCTTGTTTTAAGTCATCAAGTATTGATAACATCTTATCTAATTCTTTTGTTGGCATATTTTCAATATCTAATGGTTTTATTGTTTCTTCATCTACCCTGCCATTTATGGCATTTGCAGTATAAAAAACATTATTTAATATCCAATATGCACTTCCGTCTGCTATTACGACCCTTAACATATTTTTTTGAATATGTCTTTGAGACTGCGTTATAACTTTAGGCTTATCAAACCTTTGCTTTGGAACAACATTTTTAACCATTTCATAAATAGAACTTTGTTTGTATTTATTCTTGTTTAAAAATATCATTCTTCTTTTGTTTGATATTTTAATTATAGACCAATAAGATAACAATGTCAAGCCTATAATTAATAAATATTCCATTTTATTTAGTTTTTTTCACTGACTCTTTGCTTAAACTTAAAACCATAGAATTAAGTTTATTAACCTCAAGTTGTAGTTTTAATGACTCTAGTTCTATATCAGATAGTTTTTGCTTATAAAATCCTACTAATTGAATTAGTTCATTTTTTTCTAAATTTTCCATTACCCCCTACTTTCTTAAATCAAAGGCAGTTCCCTGCCAAACCTTTTCTAATTTTTTCTTTTCTCTTTGTGTAATTGCACGGCTCCATGAAAAACCTGCATCGCCACCCCAAGCATCCCACATAATTCTTCCATTAGATGGAAACTCTGGACCATCATAAAAACCTTTACCTTTTTTATCTACCTCATGACGTGAGAAAAAAGAATACATTCTTTTAACAGTACTAAGAGACATTGCTGATCCATTTACAATATCAGTTGCACGTCCCCAGCCTACTGGAGTTCCTGCTCCTTTAGCCTTGCCATCTGCTTTCCATTTTAAAGCACGACGAGCAGCAGCCTTCATACCAGATGTAGGAGTGTATGTATCAGCCATGTTCTTTTACCTTGTTTTTTTCATAAGACTTACCCCAAAAAAATGAACCAATCATTAATAAGCCTATTGCTAATGAATGTAAGAAATAAAATGTACTCATTTTGATTTCTTCTTTTCTTGTTTGGCAGCACGTTTTTCTTTAAGAGTCATCTTTGGCTCTTTCTTTTTATTAGTATTTCCCTTTTGTTCTTTATTTGCCATTGCTAGCCCCCTTTTTTATTTTTGGATACGGACCAAGATCCGCCTTAACACTACCGTCTTTTCTTAAACGAACTATTCTTCCATTTTTTATTTGCAATGGATTAAATGCATAGTTTTTAAAAAAAGATCCTGAAGATTTTTTAGACATTATTTTTCAAATGTCAGAGGATCAAATGCTCCGCCCCAGATACTTTTTGTTGTAGATTTTGACTCTGACTTGTATGTGCCACCACGACGCTTATATTCTTGAACTACCCAAGAGTTAGCAACGGCAGATGGATAAACATCAAACTTATCTTTTGCTGCTTGTACAACTGCTGCATAAAGTTTTGGATTAGATGGTTCACTACCACCACTTCTTGGTTTAATAAAATCTTCATACTTTGGTTTTGCTTTTGCCATATCGTCATCCATTTCTTTTAGTTTGCCAACAGGAACACAATTAGGAACCATGCGTCCACCTTTTTCTTTCATACCACGTTGTTCATATCCAACCCAACATGCTTTTGTTACGTTATCCCACTTATCCATTTCTTCATCTTCTGAATGATAAGACTTTCCCATTTCCATATCTGTGTTCATGTGATGCCCTTCCAATTTATCTAGTTTAGTAGCATCATTATGCATCATACCAATGCTATATGCACTTTCTTTCCAACTACCTTTTTCTTTTTGTTCTTCATAAATTCTAACGGACATTGCAGGATTTTCTGGAGGCATTGACTGAAGAGCATATTCTGAACCCTCACTACCAAGAGTTCCACCTTCTGTCATTATGTGTTCAATTTTTCCATGGACAAGTCCTACCTTTGTTTCACCCATTACAAAATCGCCTTCTACAATATGACTCATGCTTTTATTATATCAGAGTTATTTTTTACGAGTTAGACGTTTAAGTTCTTCTATAGCCCAGACGTCTTGCTTACGTAGTTTTGACATTTCTACAGGATCAAAAGACTTGTTTGTGATTGTTACTATTGGCTCTTTTGCTAAAAAGTCTATGTCTACATAGCCTCTTTCCCATAATGAAAGAATTTCAGCGTTAACTCTGTTGAGATGGTCATGATAAAGTTCTGGCATTACCTGCTCAATTTTTGGAGTAAATGAATATAACAATTCCCCATTTTCAGCATCAACTCCAGCAACTTCCATTGCCCCCTCAAGAATTAACTTTTCAATCATTTCATTTTCATCTAAACTCATGCTTTTCCCATCTGGATTAAAGATCCTTTTGAATAATTTTTTCATCTAAATAAACCCCCACTTTTTTTAAATCATTTATAGCATTTAGTTTTAAGTTTTTGTATAAGCCAACTTCAAAATCTTCATCCAATAAAAATTTCATGTGAGGGCAAAAAATTCTTGCCTCTTTCATGCATTCTGTATGAAACGGATGAATATCTGATTTAACAACTTTTATTTTTTGTTTAATAAAATTTAAGTTAGCAGAAATCCATCTGATTGTAGTTTCTGAATCATTTATTTTTAAACCACAATATCCACATAAATCTTCTTTGTATATCTTACCTTCATTCTCTTTATTTAAACCAAGATGTCCTGTAGAATTAAAAAGATCTTCAGATTGCCAAGGTATGGGGACTATTTTTGCTAATCCTGGCTTATACTTATTATTAAACTTTGTGTTTGCATATGGCCTTGGCAATCCAACAGTGTTTATATCTGTTGGCTGCCACTTGTGACTATCTTTAAAATATTTATTTTTCATAATTGAAATATTTAAACTCCCACTCCCAATTATGATCTTTAGAAAATATCATTATTAAAAAAATCCTCTAATTCTTTTTTAGTTTTTGAACCAGTCATACGATTAATTTCTTTTTCATCTTCAAATAATATAAAAGTAGGAACTGACTTTACCTGAAATCTTTTAACTAAAAGTTGTTCATAGTCAGCATCTATCATTTGAAATTGAAAGCCTTCTTTTTTCATATCCTCAACAATTGGTTTTACCTTTTTACAAGGTTGGCACCAATCTGCTGTAAAATAAAAAACAGTTTTCATTTTCCAGACTTTAACCTATTTTGTTTTAGTACAGAAAAGTCTTTAATCTTGGTTTCGCCAAGATATCCCCAAGCATAACCATCATTAATCATTTTGTTATTAACTGATTCAGACTCTCCATTTATATATACCCAGCCAAGAATACGTCCATATTTTTCAGATGAATTCATTTTTTCTGTACGAATAACAACAGACTTTGCGTCTTTAAGTTGTTTCTTTAAATATTCTTTAGCCTCAATGCCAAGAACTTTTTCTGCTTTATCTGTTGTGCGTGACTCTGGAGTGTCAATGCCAGCCAAGCGAACACGGGATGCAAATAAAATATCAAACCCTAAATCAATAACAACATCAATTGTATCTCCATCAACAACATTCTTTACTTCTTCAACAAAATACTCATACATCATACGCCCCCTATTGGTTTGTCTTTAATAAGTTTTTCACGCTCATCAAGAACTTCTACTAAAAAAGCCATCATTTTATTGTGCGATTCAGGATTGTTCATTATTTTTTCATAATGATGACTGCAAAATGTCAACTCTCCCACCAAACCTTTTACTCTAATTAAGGCTTGTGCTTGACACGTATCACAACGGTCGTTGGCATTTAGTATATATTTTTTTGAAACTACGCTTGGATGATCTTTAAGTATTTGAGTCATATTACTATTATACCTCCTTTAACCCTATATTTTTTTTAGTTTTAGATAAAACTTCTCCTGCTAAAGCATTGTTTGTTGATCCCAAACTTGGCATAACGTTGTCAGACCAAACTGCTTTTGAACATTTTATACACATAGAAGAATATGATTTTTCAATCATTTCTTTTCTTTGTTTGCTTTGCCAAATTTCTTTAATAGTTTTATTTTTAATATTAGTGTAAATACTTTCATAAGCAAAATCGTCTGCACACAAATACACATTTCCTGTGGCAGATATAAACAAATATTCATCTGGAAAATTCCAACCACAGCCTATAACTTTTCCACTGTGTCTTTCTTGTATTGTTTCTTGATTAGAAATAATTCCAAGTTCGGACAATGAGCCATTTCTATCTGATAGATTTGGCCTAAAAACAAGATCAAAATTTGGAAAAGTATTTTTTATTTCTTTAAATATTCTTTGGTGTTCATTTTTTTCGTATTCTGGTGCCTTATCTAAAACTTTTAGCCAACCACCATTTTCTGCTTTAGTACTTTCATCAACACCGTTTACCATTAACATTAGTTTATCTTCTTTAAAAATTTTAGAAAGTTCGTCATTTGCATATTTAAGATTATTCATTATTTTATCAAACAATTTTTCATTAAATCCTGTAAATTTAGCCCACTGATGTCTCTCTATTGACGGAACATTTAATAAAATTCTTGTTACTACATCTGGATATTGTTTGATTAAATCTGACTTACTTGGTGTCAGGTTTAGGCCATTTGTATAAACATACATTCTTATATTATATTTTCTATGTAAGTCTAGCATTTCTTTAAGATGTGGGTATAATAACATTTCATTGTAATGAATTGGGTTATTTTTTATTTCAATGTTTGGATCAACAAAGTCTCCTCTACCTTCATCTATTTGTTTTAAAATATTTTCCATCATCTCAATAGGCATGTTTGCACGATTTTCTTTTGAGTTTCCTAAATAAGCAACTGGACAAAACCAACATTTTGCATTACAAACTCCATTGGGATCTATATTAATATGTTTTATCATTTTTTCTTTTTACTATCTGTTGAATAGAATCCACTACCGTTAAAAATTGCAGCAGGAGCGCTCCAAAGCCTTTGCATAGATTCATTACAACATACTGGATAATTGTCATCACCAATTGATTTTTCAAATTCAACTTGTGAAGAACAGATAGAGCATTTGTAATCGTATCTAGGCATAAACTCTCCTTTATTTTCTATTACAAGTATATCAAAAAATAGGCAGTTTTCCAACATGCCCAGGTTGTTTTGTTGCTAGTTATTTAGCAACTTTTACTTTAATTTGTTTTGGTTTTTTATCTTCTGGGATGTTTCTATAAATTACTATAGAAAGCATTCCATTTCTTAAAGTAGCATCACCTATTTCCATATGCTCTCCAAGAGCAAAAGATTTAGTAAATTTTCTATTTGCTATGCCTTTATGTATGTATGAAGTAGGCGTTTCATCTAGATCTTCAGTTACTGTTTTACTATCGCCTTCAATTACTAAAGTTCTATCTTTAAGGGTTACAGATATTCCGTGTTCTGGAAACCCTGCAAGAGCCATAGATAAAAGAAAGTTATCTCCTTCATCATCTAATTGCTGTATGTCGTAAGGCGGATATGCCTGACGAATTGCTAGATTATGTACTGTATTTAAACGCTCCAATTCACGATTGAAGCCAATAAAAAAAGGATCTTTAAAAAGATCCAGTGCAAATGAACTTACCATCTTATATTCTCCTTTTCAGCGAGTTTCATTTATATACCCCCTTTTGGCAGGTACATAACTATTATATCAGAATTTGTAGCCCTACAGAGAATTGAACTCTGCTCACCAAGATGAAAGCCTGGTATCCTGACCACTAGAAGATAGGGCCTTGGAGCGAAAGACGAGATTTGAACTCGCAACATCTACCTTGGCAAGGTAGTACTCTACCGTTGAGTTACTTTCGCAACACTTTTAATTAATTAAGTGTCCATCTTCCTAACATAGAAAGAATAAGATTTATCTGTTCTTGAATTTTTGCTCTAGCCTGTGCAACTGCCTGCGCTAAAACTTGCTCACTTGTTTTTCTTTCACTAAATGAGATAGTTTCTTCACCTAATTTAGTTGAGGCACTGCTTAGTCTTTGTGAACAAACAAATCCTGACTCTTCACAAGTAAATAGTTTAGTGTTTGTAGATACTTGTGCGCTTGTGTTTTGAGCAGGAGAAATTTCAGTCATTTGAAATTGCCCACCTGTATTTGTAAAATTTTGAACTCCAAACTCATAAATACGCTGAGAACGAGAAACTGTAACTTCTGTTTCAACGGCTGCAGCACTTGAAGCAGACTCTGTAACTGTTTGACTTTGTGCCACGTCTGTTTCTACAACCTGGAAAACTTCTCTATTTGGAATATACGTAACAGTTCTGTTGCCATTATCTTCTGTGCGAATTCCATTAACATTGCCGTTTTGATCTGCAGTAGATTGTTGAATAATTAAACAACCTGCTGGGCAGCCCATGTACTCAGATCCCATAGTCCTATTGTTGCCACCAAAATATTCAATACTTCCAGTAATAACACCATGAACAATTCCCGTTTCAGGATTAACTACTGCAAAACCACCTACGGGCTCTCCAGTTTCACCAGCCTGAGCCGAAGATGTTAAAAATGTTGAAATCAAAATACCAGTAAATAATAAAGTTAAAACTTTTTTCATTTTTTTATTCTCCTATTTTCTATTATTCTTGTACTACAACTTAAGTATACTGCATAACAAAAAATTTGTCAATTTAATAAATATATTTATCTTGACCTTTTTTGTTTTTTTTATATATTTTATAATATTTTATAAAATATAACATTTTAATTATTTTATTTTTCATTTATTTTATTAAAGTATTCCTCAGAAACTTTTATGTTCCAGGCAATTCCTGGATGATATCCGTCTTTTGCTAAATCCCAGTATGGCAAATTTTTATCATTAATTAAATTATTAGTGTTTGTGTCTATTGAAAAAAAATTTTTAAAATCTAATTCTTTAAATAAATTCTTATCTTGTTCTCTCCAAGTTGTCCAAATTAGTTTTATTTTTGATGCTTTGCAAAAACTTTCTAACATATAAATTAAAGTTGTTGACAATAAGATACTGTTTTCTTCAATATAGTTTAAGTTAAATTTTTGTTGAGTTGAATCTTTAAATGACAAAAATTCGTTCCATAATAAACAATTAACAAAATTATTTTTTTTATCTGAAAAATACAAATCCCTATTAACGCCTGGAAACATAATAAACAAATAATCTGGAGTTCCAAATTGTTCAATGAAAAAATATATATTTCTAATAATAGAATGAATTGAGGCTGCGGGGTAGGATATATTATAATCTTCTATTGTTATATTTTTTTCTATATCTTGTATTTTTTTTACTAATAGTTTAGACCAAATATATTGTTCTGGAAGTCCTTCTCCAAAAGTATTTGAGCATCCAGCAAAAAGAATTTTTAAATTATCTTTAGAATACTCTTTAAATTCTTTGGTTCTAAATCCATAAGAATTAATAGAATAAGAAAAGGCGACATCGCTTTGTTGTGTTTTTAATAAATGATGGTCAATGCCTGGGTTTTTTCCACTAGATTCAAAAGTGTATAAATTTGGTTGATTTATTTTTGATTTAAAAAGTTTATATATTTTATCTGAATATTTTTTGTCCATAAACACTTTCCCATTTTTTAATATCAATTTCGTCATTTAATAATGGCTGCCCTTTTATGTTTAAACTTGTATTAAGAAGTATTGGAATTCCAGTAATTGTATACCAATTAGAAAGCACTTCATAAAGTCCTGGGTGTTGTTTTCTGTTGACAGTTTGCACTCTAGAAGTGCCATCTTGATGAACGACAGATGGTATTTTTTCTGGCTGTAAACACTTAACTGCATATTGCATATACGGAGAATCAAAGTCCATATCAAACCATTTATCTGCATATTCTGCCATAACAACTGGTGCAAAAGGTCTGAATAGTTCACGTTTTTTAATTAAATTAACTTTATCTTTAATGTTTGGATTTCTTGGATCTGCAAGAATACTTCTATTACCTAGTGCTCTTGGTCCATACTCTGCTTTTCCTGTTGCTACCGCTGCAATTTCATTGGTCAATAACTCTTGCAATATTTGATCTACAGGGTATTGACCGCCCAAATCAAATCCAAGATACGGGGTTTGCCAATCTAAATGTTTACCGTACAATGCTGCTGCTGCACCTAAAGATGACCCAGCGTCGCCAGGATTTGGCATAATCCAAACATCATCAAATATATCCCATAATATTGTATTGGCAGAGCAATTTAATGCACATCCACCCATAAATACTAATTCATGTTTACCTGTAATTTTTTTAACATGAGTCATAAAATCAAATAGTCTTAATTCATATACTTTTTGTACTGCTGCTGCAATATCAAATTTATCTTGTTCTGTTATTTCTTGTTCCCAGTCAATAATACCTTTATGAAAGTTATATTTTTGATAATTTATTGAAGGAAAATAAGATGAAACTTTTTGATAATATTTTTGCCAGTCGCCATATGCAGCCATACCCATCATAATGTATTCTTCTTGATTGGGCATTAGACCAACTAATTTTGTAAATGCAGAATAAAATAATCCAAAACTAAAGGGATAATTAATTTTTTCTTTTAGAGTAATAGAAGATCCTTCTCCAACCCAAATGGTAGATGTATTGTATTCTCCTATTGAATCTAATACTACAATTACTGCATCATCAAATTTGCTTGTATAGTACCCCGCTGCTGCATGAGAATAATGATGTTTAAATGATACTCTTGGGATGTTGTCTAAATAAAAACGTGGTTTCCAATCTCCTAGGCCACCTTTTAAAAACAGCCTAGAGGCTTTTAGAAAGGGTTTTTCATAGTAGGCAATGTAATCAGGTGTGCCATATTGTAAAGCATCATTAATTAAACTATTATTTATATACCAATCATTTTTTATTTTACTATATCGTTCAGCATGTCCCGCAAATAGTATTTTATCATTATCTATTAGGGAGACAGATGCATCATGAGATGTTTCATTAATTCCTAAAATTAACATTTTAAATGCTCTCTAAATATTTTTTCCAAATAAAATCACTCCATAACAAATTCCAGCCAGTGCCACGATGTCTTTTGTCTCTTGCTAAATCAAAGTATTTATTATTTTTTGTTTGTTTTAACAAAAATAAATCTTCAATCATTTTTTCTTGATTAATATAATAAAAAGTTTTAAAATTAAATTTTTTAAATAACTCATTTGTGCATTCAAATCCATCTTTATCTAAACAATCATAGGTAAAACTAAACAACTTTATATTATTGCTATTGCAATATTGTTCTAACATTAAGTAGGTATTATAAGTTATAAGTTTGTTTATATAAAAACTATCATCTACTTTATTATAATATGTTATTTTATATTTAGATTCTTTTTTATCAAAATCAAAAAATCTTTTTGATTCTGGCAAATTAATAAAAATTGCTTCTGGATTTCCAAAATTTTTACAATATTTAAAAATATTTAAAATTGAACTATAAATATTGTTTCCCTTAAGACCTAAATTAAAATATCCAGAACAACCATATTTATCATCAAATTTTTTATATACTTGATTTGCCCAAGTTTCTTCTTTTGTTAGACCTGTACCAAAAGTGTATGAACAGCCAGAAAATAAAATATGTTTTCTATTATGTTTTTTTATAAATTCATCACAACGATAATTATAAGAGTTTACATTAAATGCATCTTCTGATAAAGTTGATCCAAAAATCTTTAATTCTTCTTCTTGTATTGTTTTTATATTTTTTGTTAGTATATAGTAATCGTCAAGTTTATCTGAAAATCCTCTAATTTCGTGCCAAAATTTTATATTATCAGTATACATATTTTTCTTTTTTTTCTTGTTTTTTTATTTTTTTAATATAAAAATATTTTTTTATATTATTTATAATTTTTTTAAACATTGTTATTGTTTTTTGTAGGTAACTGATGATCTTTAAATTTATTTCCACGTACATCTTTTCCAGAGTAATAAATTTTATCTGCTACATATTGTGATTTTAAATTATCAAAATCTCTACTTTTCCCATGTTCATTTACAACTGTCATTTCTTCTTCTACAATGTTTTTATCAAAAATATCATACGCATTTTTTAATTCAAAAGAATCGCAAAAATATCTTGGTATTGGAATTATTCCTGCTAAAGGGGTATCTTTTATTATTTGATATTTTAAATTAGGAAAATCTAATTTTATATTTAACGTAAAAGAAAATCTAATATTATCTGACTCTACAACACCAGTCATTGGACTTAGTCCAGGAAGTAAAAAATTAGGCGGAGCAATTGTCATTAAATTAACACCTGGGGGAGTTTTAAGAGTAAGTGGAAAATGAATAGTAAGTATGCCATGGCCAAACTCGGAAGTAGGATATACAAAGTTTGATCCTTCATATGGTGTAACTTCTTCCCCCATTTCTACTACAAGATCATTTTTTTTATCTCCACCATTCCAATAAACACTAAATTCATAAGGCAAACTAAAAACAAATCCTTGCATATTACCAATTGATAATGGCAAACATTTATAAAAATGTGGAGTGAACCAATCTCTTTTGTGGTCAGTATTTAGTGGTCTTAAAAATGAACTAATAGTGTTTATATCAAAAGGTTTTACACCTTCGTTTGGTATAATTGGGAAAAATGCAATAGTATTTTCTGGAACAACTAGACTACCTTCTTGATTAATTATCATACACTTACCACATCAACTGGACCCATGCAAGTAGGGCTAAACTTTATTGCTGAATTTACCGCTCCCACAACACGATTACGAGGGTTTTTAGATTTTTCTGTAGCCGATAAATACCCATAGGCATACTCTGCTCCTGAACCCATTGCTAAATAATCTAAATTATATTTTGACAAGGACATATCAATAGCATTGTGTTCATATATTTGACCTTTAATACAAATAATAAGACCTAAATCACCTTCTTTAGTAGTGTCTACCCACCAGTCTTCGTAAAAATTTCTAAGTTGTTTAATAAATTTAGTTTGCATAAATTTATCTAAATCTTTTATATCTGGGACATATGGATTAAAATTATATCTAATACGTTCTCCATCTAGTGCTCCTGCATATCCAAGCAAATATGGACCAAGTTTCCAAACCTTTGGAGATGTTAATGGAAGAATTGTGTTGTCATCTGAGGCACCACGATCACCAGCCATATATATTTTATTGGTTAATTGATCACGCACAACAGCAAGTACGGTCATGCATTCCCCCTCAGAGTATAACTTTAATTATATCAAAACATTATTGCTTAGTCAAACACCATTATTTGATAGTTTGGCCACATGCTGAGCATGTTTTTGGTTTATTTTGAGATTTTTTAGCGGTACTTGTAGGGGCAGATCCAAACTTAGGTCTACCAAACCCTACAATAGAAATCATTACACCTTTTTTATTTTTCTTATAGGCACGAAGTTTTTTACAAACCTCTCCACCATTACGTTGGCTACCTTTAGGATCTCCAGATGTATTTCCTTCAACACACCAGACTGTTCCATCTTCATTGTCTTTTACAACAATACCTACGTGAGATATTCTATCTACCCCGTCAGATGGGAAATCAAAGTATGCAATATCTCCTGGCTCTGGATCTGCAACATCTACATCAATCCATTGTCCAGCCTTTTTAAATGCTGCTGCACCACCTGGAGTAAATACAGTATTTGGAATTTTAACTCCTGCTTCATTAGCGCACCAGTTTACAAAAGATCCGCACCATGGTTGAAAGTCTGCTTTAGTAAATTTACCATACTTGGTTTCGTTATCTTTTGGACCTTCTACAGTGCCAATTTCTGCTGTAGCAACTTCAATTAAACGTGCTGCTGTGCCCTGCTCTGCCATTTTTATTTATCCCAATCTGTATCAACTGGTTGTTCTTCAGGCATTGCACCATCTGGTTTAGATAATCTACGTGCTTTAGCATCGTCAATCTCTGCTTCTAATTTTTTATCTGCCATTGTATTTTTGGCATCAACTTCTTTGTTTGCAATCTGTGCTGCCATAACATCTTTAGCACCAGATGAACCAATTAATAAACCAGCAAGTGTTCCTGTAATAAATGTTGCTACGCTTCCAAGAACATTGAAAAACATTTTATCGTTTTCTGATTGTCCCGTAATTGGTTGTGTAACAAATATTAATGCATACATAATTCCTGTTGCTGTTATAAATAAAATAGATCCTAATGTGATTCCTAGGATAAACTTTAATCTTGCATCTAACTCTTGAGGAGTTAATCTTTCTTTAGCCATTTGTTGTTTCCTCCACCTTTTCTTGTGATGCTAAATCTTCTGGACATGCTCCATTAGCAGTACAAATTGGTGGTTTGCATTCTGCTGATTCCCAATTTGCTGGGTCCTGACATGGATAGCGATAATGACCGTCATACCCACAGCCAGTTAGCCATACGGCTAAAACAGTTGACAGTAGGAATATGCGTATTTTTGACATACTCCCATTATATCAAACTTATTCGTCTTCTTTACGAATCCCAATGGTTGCAAACCATATGGCTACTGAGGCTAGGGTTACATACCCTACCACCGTCTTTGCGCTACCCTCTAAAACCACCCATGCTACAAAGAAGCCCAGGAATGTAAAGTTTTCGTTTAGGGCTGCCATACCCCATTCTTTTAACTTTTTCATTTTATCTCCTTCTTCTAGGTGCGGTAGCAACAATTAATTGACCAGCAATCACTGTCACTACCACAATATCTTCTGCTTTTTCACGCTCTGGAATGGACATATCAGCACCTATGCTAAGCAAGGCTTTCCCCAACTCACATTTTTGCTCTTCTGTCAAACCTTCAATTGCTTCATCTGGATTAAAGCAAGTAGCAACTGCTCCTAATAATGCTGCTGGACTTTCTAATACAAGCAGGGCAGATGCTACCTCTGCTTGAATTACTACGGGGTTACCATTAGCATCTTCTCTTACCTCTACTGGAATTGTAGGAGGAAGATCACGATATTCAAGTCCCGCCGATTCTATGTTTGCAGCAGTTACAGGTGCTCCCTCTGCTGATTCTATCAATACATCTGCAACTAAATCTTTTTCTACTAAAGTAAACTTACCATCTTCAGTTAAAGCCTCTGATAAATTAACAACTTCAGCAGTAGTTATTTCTCCATCTGCAGAAAGCATTTCTGTAATAAACTCTGCTTCTGCTTCTGTTAGTCCTCCCTCTGATAAAGATTCAGATACTTCAGCAACGATCTCTGCAGATACTTCTCCGCCTTCAGCAATTGCTTCCAGTACGGCAGAAATCTCAGATGCATCTAAACTACTATCGCTAATTAAATCAGTAACAACGTCTTGAATATCTTCTACAGAAAGATTTGCACCACTTTCTGATATTTCTTCAATAGATATTTCGCTTTCTTCCAATACAGCCTCTACTTCTTCTGTAGGAGTATCAACAGGTTCTGTATCTACTGGTTCTGTTTCTACTGGCTCTGTATCTACTGGTTCTGTATCAACTGGTTCTGTGTCTACAGGATCAGTATCCACAGGATCTGTATCTACGGGAGTTGTATCAACTGGTTCTGTATCTACAGGGGTTGTGTCAACAGGAGTTGTATCTATTGGAGTTGTATCTATTGGGGAACTATTGCCACCAGTAGTTAAATTGGAGCCTTGTGGTGCGGGTACAGAAATAACAGTCTCAGTATATTGACTTACAGGTCCAGACCAGTTAGCAACTCTAACTGTATAGGTAGCGCCTTCTGTCAAACCAGTTAATTGAATAGACGCTGGTGCACCATCTGTATTATATGTTCCACCTTCGTATGGATTTTCTGCATCTGGATCATCTGTTACTACTTGATAAAACCAAGTGTTTGCTGTGTATCCTGCTGGTAACTCAGGTGTAATTGTTACAGTAGTACCAGCAATAATTGGTTCCGCAAGTACTGGAGCGGGAGTAGGAATGTTATTATTGATGGCAGATGTTAATTGACCTGCTTTAGTGTTTAATGTTGATTGCAAAGAAGTCTTTGTTGATACCGCTGAGTTTACGGTATTGGTTAAAGATGTTGTGTTGATTGCATTTATATTAGAAGTGTTTGTTGTATTTTGTGCAACAACTGGAGAAAGGCTTTGATTTAGTTGAGTAATTGTTGCATTTGCTGAGTCTACTGCTGCCTGAATTGTTGAAGTATTTGGATCTACATATGGAGTAAATGCGGAGCCCTGACTTATTTGTCCAGCAAATCCAGTACCAGAATTTGTATCTGTAATTGGTGTAATAGCGCCATTTGTTGTTTCTCTATAATTAAATCTTGCTCCGCCTGGTATTGGTCCAACTGCGGTTACGTTTGCCATCCATGCACCGTCATTTGGATTAACATCAGCATTAAATCTAATTTGAACCATTTGTGTAGAAGCATCCTGTTGCGGGAAAGGCCTTAAGTCCCAAGCAACATCTAGGCTTGTTCCAGTAGTTGAATATGTAATTCCAGTTCCTGTGCTCCAAGTAGTCCAGTCCCAGCCAGCAATAGATATAGAAGGTGCTCCTGGTGTATCCCAATATACATGACCCTCATTATTTCCAAATGTTATTGTTGCATTTGATCCAACAAACACATTGTTGTAAACAGTTCCTCCCATTTGCATGCCGAATGGAAGATTCATTTGAACACCAGCATCGTCTACTCCAGCCAAAACGTTAACAGTTGTTCCAATAGTGGCTTGTAAATTATTGACTGCTGTTTGAGCAGCATCAATAGCAAGGTTTGCCTGTGTTAATTCTGTTTGTGCAGTTGTTTGTGCTGTAGACGCTTCTGTTTTTGCAACTACGGCTTCAGATATTGCTGTCTGAGCCTCTGTTATTTGTGTTGTTATATTATTTATGGCGGTAGTTGCAGTAGTTACTGTAGCCTTTGCATCTTGAACTACCTGAGAACTTTGATCTATTGGGGTAACAGATAAATCAACACTACTAATAGTATTAATAGCGGTTTGAACATTATTTACTT